CAAAGGAGAACAACCAGAATATCTAGTAACGTAAATGGGTCCAGCTATTTGATTGCAACACACAGTGGAATTGGTGACCTTCCAACGAATAGATCCTCTCCACCCAACATACCCAGACGATACGAAACGCAAAGGTGTTAAAAAACCATATGCATATTCTTTAGTCTGGACAGTCCGGGTAACTCTCTCTGACCCAAGATCAGACTTGCGAGTATACCCAGGCTCAATGGGCATAGAGGGACGTTGAAGCAAAACTGCACCATTCAACGTTCCAGCCGCAACAACAGAAACATTAACAAGCTCACTCATAGTGAATCTTTTGAGTAACGTACGAAACGACCGCACGGTTTCACCCATAAAGACATCATTAGTGTGAGAAGTCAATGATCCTAAATCTGCCATAGTGTTAGACATTGCAGCTCCTTGTGCCATATTTGCCTCTCCTGAAGGCACCGCAGAAACCGGTAACTCAGCTGATTGAGGGTCCACAATTTCTTCTTCCACAATTTCGGCAACAAGGGCCTCTGGTGGGTTGACCAAACTATGAGTCAAATATCTTAGCCGGGCCATAGGCCTACTAGTGGGGCACGCAACTTCAAAATCGGGTCCAGCCCTCATGCTAACAACGACATAACAATCATCAACTGAAGCACTTGGGTTTACCAATTCATTCATAACATACACACCAAGAACACCATTTCCAGCGTTGTTCAAAGAAGAATTGTAGAGCAATGGGGTGTTGTCGAACATGGGGCCAATTCCTGCATAAAAGCAGTTCTCCCTGTATGATGATGGTTGACCCCAACCAACAACAACTTCGAAATCTTGGGTCTCTGAAATGTCCACAACAGTATGATAAGCCAAGTTATATTCTGGTGTGATTCTAGTAGGATCGTTAGCGGAAACTTCTATCTCCGGATCATAGACAATACGTAAGCGTCCCTTATGAAGGGCGCTGCATACTATCTGAAATCGGTAGATGATGGAACCGCGCCAGTATTGAAACGGAGTAGCAGCAAAACAAGAAGCCGTCATATTAATTTTCGGTATATTCAAACCCGAAGCACCATAGATGACGTACTGACCGGGATCAACAATGCCGTTCCATAAAATAGTGCCAGCAGGGGTTGAATTACCAGATGTCCACGTGAACGTGTCAATGTAACTTTCAGTAGAAGCCACATAACGGATATCCATTTCATCCTTAGAACCAAGACCAAAAGCCCTAGGATCTACAGTAAGCTCTTGTTTTGGATCCAACGTCAACTTGTGACTGTCATCATTGCCTCCTGATACTGCCATGTCGTTTGTGACCTTTGGAACTATGATACAACGCTCAAGTTGCAAAGGTTTACTAAACCCAAACAAAGCAGCGATACCAGAAGCGGCAGAAGCTGCTAATGACGTCGCTCTAGCATATGGACCTATAACAGGTGCAGTAGACAAACGATCCATCATGGAAGCAAAATTTGTGGCCTTGATTGAAAACGGTTTATTGGAATATTCATCAGATTGCGGAGATATGCCATCAACGTTACAAGTTGTAGGGCTAGAAAGGACCACGTCAGTGGCCCAAGCCAAAATGGTAATATTGACATCGGACAAACCTCCATTGGCATGGCGAAGTGGTGTAACTGCAACAAGATCTAGGTTTCCCATTTGGTCAAACTCACCAGTGGGCAAATCTAATGCATTGTTGTACCACAAAAATGGCAACTCCATGTCACCTCCCTGACTCGTCGTGGGGTTCAACCAAAGATGTGGTTTCTGAGAATTGTTCACCAAATTTTGAATTGGTTCGGGATTAATACCTTGGGCCCTACCAACATCATCATCCCCCGGTAAAGGAGTGTAGAAAATGATGGCTCGACCATAATGCATTGGGGACCCATTGAGCAAAACTCGAACATGCATCTTCGCACGCAAAAGCTTAAAGTTTGAAATCCTATTTGCCACGCGTGTGTTTCGCCAATACAACGACCATGGATTCAAATTTGACAATAAAATACCTGGACCGTTACCAACGGCCCATTTGAGACTACCAACCAAAACGGGTCTTGAAAAGAAATTATTCAAATCAAGATCGTTCTCAATAGTCTCAGTGTGTACTTCATCGTAATTTGATTCAACTTGATAAGTTGCTCCAGGAGAATAATCCATGAAAGTGACATTCTGTGTTGTTAGATTGTTAACAGTCAAAAGTTCTTGGGACTGTGGGACAACAAAATGTGAAAACCACTGTTCTCTAACCTTAGGAACTCTCCGAATTGGAGAAGGAGGTGGTGGTGGAGGAAGTAATTGTGAAAACTGACCACAACATTCCTGTGATTGGGGGACTAACGGGTCCCCTGTAGAGAAAATAACTT